AGGTCGTAGGTTCAAATCCTACCCCCGCAACCAAATAAATGCCGTCAAGTCAAAGGCTTGGCGGCATTTTGCTTTTTCGGTCCGTGTTGCAAAGGAACGCAAGGCGAACCCGAAACATGTCAAAGACTTATGGGCATTGCCGGCGATTCCGTGCGACACGGATGCGACACGGAAGGGGCGCGGTGTTCGCTCAACGTTCGCCGCTCTGGATCGAATGAGAATCCGTGCAATCCGACGCGCGGCTGATCAATCCTCGACCTCCTCGCTGGCCGAGGCGGGATTGAACGTGTCGAACGTCGATTGAGGTTCTCGATAGAGCATGTTTAGACACTCGCTGTGCTCGAGGTAGCCGTCATACGCTTCCAGCGGAGGCGGGTCGCCAAGATCTTTCCCGTTGGCGTCCTCGAAACGGAGCTCGTCATCCCGCTCAATAATCCGACAACCGTCCGGCAGTTCGGTTAGGACCGTCTTGCCGTCCTTGAAATAGTAGAGAATGCCATCACCATCCTGGACCTTCTGCCTGATACCCTCTCGCCACCATTCGTACACCGGGCCGCGACCGAACTCATAGGACTCGATTAGTTCGATGACCGCTGGACCATTGTCGCGGTGTCGAACACCCGCTCGCCACCATTCGTATTGGCCGTTAGTGGTCCTTCCGCCGACGACAGCTGGGCCATCTGCCCGATCCAATACGCCGAAGTGATACCAGCTCCGATGTCTTTCTGGGCCACCATAGTCAGGGTAGACCTCGATCACGGCAGGTCCATCTTCCCGGTGTAGAACCCCGCAACTGTAATGTTTCACTGTGCCGTCCGGCTCCGTCACGACGTCCTTGATGGGAGACGCCTGTGCGAATGAACTCTCGGCAAGTAGGAAACCGCGCGGCGCCTTTGCTGAAATGCGCTTATGGTATGGGGAAATGTACATTGTGGCCAAGCTTCGACCGTTTGGGTGCTTCACCTCATACATGTCGATCGGATGGGGCGAGACCGCGGATTGTATTGATCCGAGGCGCTCATAGGCGACCTTCGTGCCGTCAGCGGCTCTCAAGCGGCCGAGATAGGCAGTGCTTCCGAAAACCGTCCTGCATGGAATCGGGTTGGTAGCTGTAAGGCCGAACTCACCTGTGCCGTTTGGCATCTCATCTGCATCGATACCAGCCTCACACATTGCATCCATTGCATCGAAGATTTCTTTTTGTTCTTGAAATGCCGGTGAAGACTGTAGCGCCTCCAGTACCGAACGCGGCTTTCGGCGGAGAAAATCGAATAGCCCCATCTCGGCGTCTCGTACGGTTAGGCGTCTTTCACGAACCAGACTGTCTTCTCATTTGGCTGGTTCTCTATCCGGCAACCGGCCGACTTGGCGAATGCGTAGCAAGCCGCTCGCGCATTCTCGTCAGGTTCACCCGGCGGGAACAACTCGGCATAAACATCATGATGAATGCCCGCGCACTTGCCCCGCGCAAGCGCAACTAAAGTTGCCCGCAACTCGTCTAGGTTCATGGCTAACCCTTCGAAGGTAAGGATACCCGTGGTCACCTACAGCGCAAGCCTTCGTGGTGCGCGTTTCTTTGACGAATTGCCACGACGGATGTCGGCGCGGGCTCAACTGGCCGGGGTTACGCAGCCGCGGTCGCCACTCCGTCGAGCCGCACGCGTACGGTCGTAACGCCATTGCCAGCCGCCAGCGTCGCAATGCCGATCGGCACCATGCCGGTGCCGGGCAGCACGACCTGCTTGGCGGTGTTGTCCCATGCCACGCGCGCGCCGGCACCGATAACGGCGCTCACCAGCTTGGGCAGCTCGTAGACACCCACCGTGGCGATTTCAACGCTGGCACCTTCGGCCGCGGTCGTTGCGGCCACGCCAAACAGGTTGCCGACGAAGACGCCCTGGCCAGAAGTCACGCCACCGGTCGGTGCGGCAACAGTGATCATGTCGCCGCGCTGAACGAAGTTCTTCATTGGTCAAACTCCCTTGGTCGAGTGAATGCGCACTTGGCTCACACGGCCGGATTGCGCTGCCGCGATGCGCCGTTCGAGGTCGGCAAGCGCGGTCGCCATCTCGGCATCCGTCGCGTAGGACACGCGCCGGCCTTCGACCTCGACGATCCGCACACCGGTGTAGCGAGCTTTCAGCAGCGCATCGCGCCACGCCTCGAGTTGAGCGAGCTCGGTCATCACGCGCCTGCGTTCTGGTACCAGCCGCGCCAGTCGACGAAGCCAGCGCCGAAGTCAAGGATGACGCGCACCTCGACGCCATCCACGTCCCAGCCGGACTTGGACTCGACCTGCGGTCCCTCGCCACCCGCGAGATAGGCGTATTCCAGTCCGTCGATTTCGGTGGCGTCCGCGGCCACGTACCAGCGCGTTGCGCTGGATAGCCGGGGCTCAACGACCAGCGACAACGAGCCCGAGAACGGGTTCACGTCGGCCGCCTTTGCCGCGGCGATCGTGGCGAGCCATTTCTCGGCTGTGGTCTCCTGCGCCGGCGGCACCAGCAGGTACTTGGGAGTCGCGCTGATGCGCTGGCCAGAAAGCCCGGTCTGGCTGCGCATCGCGAGCCGCCCTGCCGAGAGCGTAGTGTCAGCGATGGCCCCTCCGCTCGCGGCCTTGTTGCCGTGGTCGGCGTGGAACAGCGTGTCGCCATCCTCCATCACCGGACCGTTGCCGCTGCTCGCCTCAAGAAGATCGACGAGGGTCTTGGCCTCTGTCTCTGCCGCGGCCTGGCCCATGCGGCGAGACAGATCGGCGAAGGCGCCCAGGTCGTCATTGACGAGCACCTGGCGGGTGACGCCGATCTTGCGGGCGAAGGTCTCGACCTTGTAGGTTTCCTTGGCCTCGGCCATGGTGCCGGCCTGGATTTCGCCGTGTTCGTTGAGCTTTTCGAGCATCGGCGCTTCGCCCAGCATGATCTTGTTCACGGTGCGGAAGTCGCGGGCGGTGGTCTGCCGGCCCAAGCGGCGAATGCCGACTGGCGCCGCCTGATACGCTGCCCGCAGCGTGCGGCCGATGGTGTCGCCCACGATCATGCCGAAGTCGCTGGTTGTATGCAGCGCGCGGGTGATGATCGCAGCCGGCGACGATCCCGTCACTGGATGACCACGTAGCACCAGCAGCTCGCGCGCCATCTCGGCGCAGGTGGCGTAGGCGTAACGCCGGGCTGGCTCCGACAAGTGGTGCTGCGGATTGATCCGGGCATAGAGCGCTTCGCCCATGTGGCGCACGCGCACCTGCGGATCGTTGTGGCTTTCGATCACATCGACGCGGGTCTGCTCGGTGCGGAGCGTTCCACCACCGCGCCGGGCCAGCTCATCGAAGGCAGCACGCCGCGCCTCATCGGCACTGGCGCCACAGTCGATCAGACCGTCCACGAACTCCTGGCCGAGCCCGGCGATGCGGGCGATCGAGCGAATCTCGGCATTGACCTGGGCGCGGTTCTGTACCGCGTCGGTATTGTCAGCGGACGGCGTTCGGGCCGCGTCGTCTGTGTTGGTATATCTGCCTCGGGCATGGTGCCTCCTGTACGAACGGTTGCGCCGGGATCGGCCGGCGTCGGGACGAGCGAGATTTCGATTGGGGTCCAGGCGGTGGCGGTGCGGGTCCGCTCGCCGGTTGCTGGATCGGTGTCGTCGCGCCAGCGCTCGACCGTGTAGCCGACCGAGACATGGCGCAGGATGCCGGTGAGCACGTCCTGCCAGATCGGCTCGACCTCGGGCCGGGACGAGAATTGCAAGGTGGCAGCGCCCTGTCGCCCATCGACATGGGCGTCGCGTACGGTCCCGAGCACGTCGCGCACGGCGGTCTGGCGGTGGGCATCCAGCACCGAAGCGCCGATCAGCCGCGAAAGATCGACAGCAGCTGGATCGAGCGACAGCCGCTCGATGTAGCTGCCGGCCATGTCGCGGCGACGGACGGGCGCCCCGCTCGACCACACCACCTCAACGGTGCGGGCCTCGGGATTGGCGGTCTGCGGCGACAGCGCAGCGCGGCGGACAAGAAGCTCAGGCATTGGCGACCTCCATGGTTGGCTGGTCAGCCGACACGGTGGTGTCGAAGGAAAGGCCAAGCCGCGCCTCGCGCGCGCGGTCGGCTGCAATCGCCGCGTCCACTTCCTCGATGTCGTAGCCGCGCTCGGCAATCGACTGGCTGCGGCTCTTGAGGCCCGCACGGATTTGCTCGATCTCAGCGCGGGCATCCTTGGCTGGATCGACCCAGTCCCATTTCGGCGGGAGCCAATCGCAGGCGAGATACGGCGCCGGGTCACGATCGAAATCACGCGCCGGTAGCGCGCCCGAGAGCACCGCAAGCCGCACGAACCGTTCCCACACCGGCCGGCAGAACTGAAAGACGATGACCGTGTGCTGCAGTTGCTCGATGCGGCGACGAAACTCGACTAGGCCGGCGCGGATCGAGGAATAGGTAACGCCTTCGAGGTCGCCCGAGATCAGCTCGTAAGGGAGCCCGAGCCCGCTTGCGACAGCGCGGATGTGGTTCTTGACGTAGGCGCCGTAGTCGCCGGGATCAGCCGGGTCGGAGAACTGGATATCGGCGCCGGGCGGCAATGGAATGAGGCTGCCCGGCTCCATGCCGACCTGCAGCACGCCGTTGACCGCGCCACCGCCGTTGAGGCCAGCCACCGTGCCATCTGGATCGCGAATGAAGCCGGTGAACAGCGCCGCGACCTTGGCTTTGACCAGTGCTGCGTCCTCGTACTGGTCGAGCTCATGCAGCCGCAGCAGCACAGGGGCGAGCCAGGTGATGCCGCGCAACTGCCCGGGCGCGAGCGCCTGGAACAGGTGCGCCATGTCGGATGCCGGCACTCGCACGGTATCGAGCGCCATCGGTGCGAGTGCGTCGCCAGGACGGTTGCGATAGCAGTGGTAGGCAACGCGTCGGCCGGCGGCGTCGAACTCGATGCCGGCGCGGATGCGCGCGCCATTGCCGATCTCGCGGTGCAAATCGGTCGGCACCTGTTCGCGATCGAGCAGTTCGGCCTGTAATGGCGGAAGGCCGTCCCCGATGTTGGTGATGCGCAGCCTGGCAAACGACTCGCCGCTCTCGACCATAGCCCGCAGCGCCAAGGCTTGAAGACCGTAGAAATCGGTCAGACCATTCGCGTCAGCACCATCCGTCCATCGCGCCCACAGCTGATGTAGCGCGTCCCGCACGTTCGAGTCGGGATGCGCTGAACGCGGCTTTATGCCGGTGCCGACCGCATTGGCGATCAATGCCTGCACGGCTGCGGCGACCCACGGATTGTTGCGCGCGTAATAGCCAGCGCGGCGTGCTGCGACCGTGGCGCCGGCCAGAACGGCGGCGTTCAGCGATTCGACGCTCTTGGCACCTTCCCAACGCCGACCACCGCCGGCCGCGTCGAAGGCGCGGCGGCGGTCCAATCCGAGCACGCGGCGGATGGCAGGCCACATGCCCGCGATTCTCGGGCAACGAGAAGCGGAAAACTATTCAGAGAGTTCGAGAATGAATGGAAGGGAATGGAAACCGTTAGTTTTTTTAGGGTTCTGG